TCGTACTACTACCAAGACCCGCCAAGCCACCAAAGAGGTTAGACATCGTAATGAGCTGCGCCCTTCTAGCTTCTTGGTCCTGCTGTGCCAACCTAGCAGCATCTGCTTGCGTAGCAGCTTGGCGCTGTTCAACCTGCCCACCAATAGCCTCTTGGAGACTAGCAGGAGTAAGCTGAGCCGATAACATCTGTTGTCCCATCTGCGGCGCACGGGCTTGTGCGGCAATGCGGCGACTCTCAGCTTCCTGTAAGGCAACAGACATCTGACGCTGCGCTAGCTCTTCACGTTTCTGCTGCTGCATCGTCTGTAGCTCACCTAGGGCAGTAGAGCCTAGACCAAACTGACCAGATTCCATGGCCTGTTGCTGGGCAACCTGCTTGTCACGTTCAGTCATGTCCCTAGCAGATTGTGCTATCGTCCCTAGCTGTGCTTGGTAGATAGAATCATCTAGGGGATTAGCCGTTGCTCTTCCAACATCACCGGCAAACAAGTTGCCATATATGCCACCTAGCTGACTAGCCGTCTCCCCTACCTGACCGTAGATGTCCCTAGCTGCCAATGTCTGTGCTGAGAAATCAGGCACCAGTGAACCTCTGTAGAGTTCAGGAGTCTGGGTAAACTCCGTCCTGATCTCTGGAAGTATCTGTTCAAGAAAAGGCTCTACCGGAGCGTATGGTAAAATCTCACCACTGCTACTAGATTGCGTAAACGACGGCGCTTGCACAACTGTCGGAGGAGGAGAGCTAAATATCTTACTCATCTTAAAGTTCCTTTATAATCGTTATGTTTTTAACTGTGTATCCCATAGGACCAAATCTCCGTACCCAGCCTTTTCTACCGGATATTTCCACAAACTTAGCGCCTTGCTTTCTGTAGTATTCTTCCAAGGCTGGCATCATTGTTTCAAAGTGGAACTTACCGCCCGTAGATTCTGAGTTTATCCCCATCTGTTCTGGATAATTAGCTACACCTATCAACAGACATCCTACTATTTCCTGACCTTCTACAGCTACCCACATATCGCTGCGTCCTTGAAGAAAATTATTAAACAAAAAACTTGGTTTAAGATGTTTTTCATTGTTTCCACGTACCAAGGACTGTTTAACAAACTCTACGCAATCTGCAATCTTCTTATAGACTTCCGTGTGTTCTCTGTTTACCCTGTTATAGCTTAACCCAAGCGCCACTGGAGTTGTAAAAGTATATTCCTTCTCCTGATCCTGGGTTCCAGCTAGTTCCATCTGCATATCTTATGTTTCCTTGTTGTGGCTTTACCGGCGCTACTGTGGTTACATCTAGGTGTCCATCGCGTACCAAGTCCAAGACAGGTCTAATCTCTAACAACATGTTATCTATAAACCTAGGTATGTCCTCTATCGTTGTAGGACACAGCGTAGGATCAAATCTTAGAAACTCTCTTGTCATCGGTCAGACACTACTTCTGATTCTACCGTGTAACCAGATAACCTAAATTGTGTAACAGCTTCGCTTTCTATTCGTATAGCCATGTACCTACCACGTACTCTACAATCAACCTTACTATCCGTACCTATAATAAAGGGAACAGAAGGGCTATAAGTTACACCAGCAAACGGATGTAGCTCTGCTCCTATGCTAATGTTAACAACGCCAGTTCCTTCAATGCGAGGGAACACTCTGCTTATTGCTTTAACAGCATCTGTACGACCAGCATGTAACCCCCTGCGTTCAAGGGTGGTCAAGAAGTTAGTACCGTCAAAGGTAGTACCAGAGTCTGCCAAGTAGAATTTAGTATCGGATGTACCACACATCAATAGAGAGTCAATGGATGGGTTGTACTCCTGCTGCGCCCAAGCTAGTGTAGTAGCTTCCCATACACCAACACTAGCTACCCAAGTGTTAGTTTGCTCAGGGTCTACCAAGCCCTTGGTGGCAAAGTTTAAGTTAGGAAGATCACGGGTAGTCCATGTATCGTCCCTGTAGTTCCAGATCAGAGCTGTGTTAGCAAACCCATTGGCAGAACCTGTTCTGGGGTAACAAATCCAAACTTCATTCTTGATCTTGTTATGAGCTAAGAATGTTTTATAGAAGTACGTAGAATCAATTTCACTGAACAGGAACGTTTTCATATGGTCGTCTATGACGCTCTTCAATGAGTTACCATTGTGGATCAGCACGTCATTGGTAGCCATCATCACATGACGACCATCACCAAGATCAATCACAGCGTCCCTGCTGAACAGACCTGTGTCTTTAAACTTCTCACGAACGTTAAAGGTAAAAGAACCACCGACGTAGTTCAAGGCGTAGACACTATCTTCCTTATAGACGATAAGTTCATTACCTAGCTGCAAGGCGTTCAGCACATGGCCCTTGGTACCTGTCAGGGAAGTCTCTGCTGACTCACTAGCTGTACTAGCAGTGTTCCAAGTGTTAGCACCGTTGGTACTAGCACCAGCAGGGATAGCATCGCTCCACCGAATGGTAAATGGTTTTTCAGTGCCACTGTCTGTAAGGTTCATTGCTACCAAATGGTTTCTAAATGGTACAATGGTCTTGCAGCGTAGTGTAGAAGGCCAATCAGAAAGGTCAGTAAACTGCGTGCCGCCTTGTACGAAGCTCTGGGGAACGTCTAGGCCATTAGTACAGACAAGGACGCCACCTAGCACACCACCCTGCCAGTTGTTAGTAGTACCTGCTAATGTGGTATACGCGCCTGATGCTCTAGTTACAGAGCTGTGCGTAACACCACTGATCTTGTAGAGGTTCGTTAGTCCTCCATATATCCACAAATCTGTAGAACCCTGTAGCCAACTAATGGCCCAGTAGGGTGCAGCAGTGGGTGTCCCCAAGACTTGAGAATGTCCTAGGATTTTACCAGCTTTGCCATCTAGGAAACGAACGTTAACACCATCGTTGAAAAACGTAGGGGGCATGTCATAAGGAGATAAATCCTTATTTACAGAGAAACGACTTTGCCCAGAGCCTACTACATCGAAAATCTGTTTAGCCATTACCAGTATCCGTTTCTTCTGTCCATACAGTAGAATCAAACTCTTGCAGAGATATCAAGCTACGACCGTCTTCTGTAAATATATTACCACCTGACTCCTGTATAAGACAAAAGTTTTCAAGAACCCAATTAGTAGGCACTACGCACCTCTACGAATCAAAGAGCCAGGATCGCCTTGTATACTGGTTGTCATTACCGTTCCACTATATCGTGCTGCATCTTCTGCTGCTTTAACATCGTCTAAAGCCTTCTGAAACACAGCGCCAAACCTGTTTGTCTGTTCCGTATCGTTAAGGTAGATAGCGCCTTCTAAGCACGCACCAAACAAATACAAACTTGGGTACTCTGCTAATACATCGTTGGTGGTCGTACTGTCACCAAGAGAACGAAGCTGGGAAAAGTAATTTATACTAATGCTATATGCGGCATCAGGTGTCGGAGTGAGTTTAAGATTGTTACCTAAGTTTGTATATGCCCTAGGTTGTCCGCTCACTATTGTACCGTACTCTCTGCTAACAGACTCAGGAGACAGGTAGCGCAGTGCAAAACTCTGTGAGCTACTGTCGTAGGTAATGTTGCGAAGCTCTATTAGGTCACTAGGAAGATCGTAAAAAGCTTGACCACTTGTTGTAGTCGTCACTGCCCGTACCATATTAGCACGTACTCTAAGCTCTCTGTTTAAACGATTTTCCGTTAAGGTAATAAACGTAGGAATAATAGCTGTAAGATCATCCCTGTTGAGATAGCTTGCTACAGTGCTTAGTAGCTCTGAGTACGTCGATAATGCCATTACAGTTGGCTTTCATGTGTACGTAAAAAACGATTATCAGAGTCATTAAGAAGTTGTTTAATCTTAGGCCAATCGTTCTTATTGTAAATATCAACGCCTAGTTCACGCTTCCATTTTTCAATAATTACTAGCGGAATACTGGCTACTTTACGCATACCGTTGTTCAGCTGCGGACCATACGTAGAGTCATTGTTAAGTTCTTTTTTATTAAGCTCTAGTAACGGTTTTACGTCCTGTATACTTTCTAGGACAACGTTGTCTGTGCTATGATCGTAGTGGAATTTAGTCTTAACTGGATCGTTCATGGAATGCCTCTTAGTTAGAACGGGGGAGAACAAAATGCTCTCCCCCTTTAGTCCTAGCCTTACGACAGATCGTAGACTGCGCCAAGAGCTTTCTCGTTTTTGACAACAAGAGTATGCTCAGTAATGATTGCACGCTGCTCGCCATCAGACGTGCTAGCAACTTCCCGCTGTAGGAACGGACGAAGATATGCAATTGCATAGTACTCAGGATCAAGCATCCAGACATCCCGGCTACGCTGGAAGCGGTTAGGGACAACGGCCATTTCACCAAAGTCACTGACGTACACGTCCATACCACCAATGATCCGCTGATCACCAATGTCGTTGAAGTTGCTGACGCCGCCAGTGCCACCAACACCAACAAAGCTAGAGAACGTCTGCTTCTGCGAAGGAGCCATCATCAAATACTTGATGTCAGCACCATTATCAAACGCAGTAAGGATGGACGCTTTCAGCAGCGTTTCAGTAAAGGTACGAGCCGTACCATCGGTACGAGCCGCGCCGTTACCAGCACCTGAACCACCAGTACCAGCACTGACGTTGGTCGATACCCAAGAGGTAAGCGAACCAAGCTTACGAACAGTCGTGTCCGCAGCCATCGCCGTCTTAGCCTGGTTAACACCAACATACGTGCGTTCCATATCACGCTTAAGTTCTTTAGCGCGTTTGGACATCTGGTACGCAAGCTCTTCTTTACGACCAGCTTTGGACACAGCATCCAGAGTACCAGAGACAAGCGTCGTCTTCAGGCTGATCTGACAGATGTTACCAAGACGAGTCGTGGGAGTCGGCTCAGCAGCTGCAAGCGTCACACCCTCTTCATGGTGGTTATTAGCAGCGGCTGCAAGAGCATCCGTCTGCCATTCGTGGTTAACTGCAACCGCATCTTCACGTCCGCCCATTGACATAAAGGGCGTATCGGTTGGAGAGATATCGTAGATAACATTCTCAAGGTCTTCACGAAGACCCTTCGCTGAGAACGTAACAAACACACCGGCTGGCTGTGCCATAATTTAGTTCCTTTTAAGGTTAAGAGATAAAGTCCAGAAAAACATTTGCAGCATCACGTTGATTACCTGTTTTCGACAATCTCTCTCGCTTAGCCTGAACTGTCCGACGAGAGCGTTGAGCTTTTGTCTGGGGAGTTCCGGCCTTGACGACTTTAGGAGCAGATTTAGATTTCTTAGCTGGGGTTTTGGAAACCTTATCCTGCATCATAGCTTTATGCAGTACTAAGATTACACGGTGGTCAGCTATTCCATCAATATCCTGTGGAGAAAATCCTAAGTTAAGGGCGTAGTTACGCACTTCGTCCTTAAAAGTAGAACCTGGTTCAGTATATTCGGGCAGGGCTTTAGAGAGAAGTTCAGCTTCTTTCTGAAGTTTCTCCTGTAGCATCTGTCCCATATCTGTTTCATTCTGCTGCTGAACTCGCACACGCTCGTTCTGCAATTCAGAAATCTTCTCCTTAGCTTCTTGGTACTCAAGACGCTTCTCCATGTATTCCATAGGATCAGTGTCTTTAAGATCAGCCCAGTTTATATCTGCATAGCGAGATAGCTCTGCATTCTGGTTTTGGGCCATGTTACCTAGAAGTTGAGAATACTGTTCACGCTCTTGTGTAACAGCTTGGAGATTAGCTTCATAAGCTTTTCTCTGCTCCGCTAGAGATTGCGATTTACGGGTATAGTCCGCTTGCCGCTGGTAACCGTTCCGTAGCTCTTCAAGATTAACCTCTACTTCTTCACCATCAACTTTAACGGTGTAGCTGGGGGAGGTTTCTGTCTCAACTACTTCTTCGTCTACCTCATAGTCACTTTCCTCATATTCTGTTTCATCTTCCGTCGCTTCATATTCCTCTTCAGCGGCTTCTGTTTCATACTCTTCAGACTCTGAGGGTTCTTCGATAGTTTGCTCTGGATTGGTGTCTTCATCACTTCCAAACATGACATCGAACATATTAAGCTCTGGCTCGGTGACTTCCCCTTCGGGATTGGTCTGTGCCTCACTCATTTGTAGTTACCTTTCTGTGTTCTCAATTTTGTGATCGTCTATAACAGCTTTTAGATCATCTACAATAGAGCCTAAAGCTTGTAATTTCATCCAGCATGTTTCTCGTTCTTCTAAAGATTGAGACATACTCCACTGAATTACTAGATCGTTGTTCAGTCTATCCAAGGTAAGTTTAAAAGCTTCGTTATTTAGAATTAAACCAGCTTGGTTTGCTTGTTCTTTAGGGTTCATTTGTGTTTCTGAATAGTCCCATCGGTTCCGGCATATTTAGAATTACCGAAGATGTTTCCACCCATGCGATTACCACTGCCTTTGGGGGGCTCCGTGTTACCACCCTTAGAAGGTACAGCACGGTTCCCAACTTTTCCCATCTTAGGGCTAGCATACTCTTTCATTGTGTTTCCTTTGTTACCATTTTTTGCACGACCAATATCGTGCGCTAAGTTTACCGGGAGGACTAGTGTCGCATTTATGTCTAGCCCTGAAACTCTTTCTACGCTTAGGCTGCTCTTTTTTAATAGTCATGTTAGGATCACCAAAACGCACTAGCTTTATGGAGTCTCCTTGTTTTGCTAATACTGCAAACTTTTTACTCTTAC